AAGTTGCAATCATCATGAATTTTTTATCTAGAAATCCTAAACTATGTATTTAACGAGTTTATCTCTCGAGTCTTTGTCAGGTAGACTACTCCTATATTTTATAATCCTGCTGTATTGATAACTAGTCGAGGTCGCTAGGTTAAATATAAACAGAGGGTTAATTTTCACCCTTATTTTGTTTAATTATTATTATTTTGGTTGGATTTTTTGTGTATTTTTGTTTGAGTTAGGATTACAATTTTAATTTAATCATCCAGCTTGATTGACTCCTTATGTGAATCTAAATGGCACTAACAGTATGGATGTATTCATCTAATTTCCATCCTAGCCTATCACTCCCACATTAACATAAGTCTAAAACCCTGTGAGAGAAGCACCTCCTATAGAGTCAAACTGCAATAGTAGTACAGTACCCATTGGAAACTTGCCCCATATAGCTCCTTTACAATATCTCACTGTTGAAAATTGAGAAGAGTCATTATATGAAGCAGTATCAGGGGGGTTCTTTCCATAAATGGTTAATCCTGGTGGTTGTACTACACTAGAGGGGAATATATCAAATTAGACTTCACCTACAGTTGAAGCAGAGATAGTAACTAATATATTAGCATCGATCCTTCCTGTGAATGATTATCTAAATGTCATTAAATATCGGTGTTATGACGTACTTGAACTTAATAAAGATAGCATATAAGGTAAATCTGATACAATTGTACCAGATGAGCTTTCACCGGTATCAAACCAGGAATCATTGAAAGTAAGCAAATTAGCTAGATTATTAGATGTCTAGATTGTCTTGTCAATGTTAGCTATCATTCTTTAAGGTGCACTAATTCCCTCTCTATTAACTTATGCTAGATTATTCACTCCGATAACAGGATCCAAAAAAGTAACGTCATATTCAACGTACAAAGTTCCAATATCTCCTGCTGAGCTAGAAGTGAAATATACATAATAAACACCAACGTCATAGAACTTCCTCTATGAATCCTCATCAATATCGTCAGCTCCTAATCTGTTATAAAAATAACGTTCTCTTTATAAATAAGATTTCTGGACTGGTAAATTGACATTTCTGTAAACAGGTGCCTATTAATGTAACAGAGTCTTGGCTTACAGCATATTTGCTGGGGGATACTCTGAATCTGGAGCATAAGCTAAAACTATTTGACCATTACGTGTTTAATTAGTAGAGGTTTTATAAATTAAATTGAGCTTGTTAAACTAATACCTCTTATAACACTAAGCTACATTACTCAACCAGGGAAACATTTAAGTATTACCTGGGTTGATATTATATTAATATCTGTTCTCTGAGCTGGTCATGGATGATTATAAAACTAAATCCAAGACAGGTTCCATATTGGTTACTCTTCTAGATTGTCCAATATTTTATCTAATAGGATTAGCCGCAAATTAGCTTCCATTATTTCTGTTGCGTTGTCTTGGTCGAGCTCTAAGTGGTTGTCTCCGTTATTAAACTGGAGCTCTTCTACGTTAAGGTTGCCTTTACCTTCTTTTTGGTTATTATTATCTTCTTCTTTAAACCATTATTGTTATAATTTTTTCTCCTAACTCACCCTTATATTTATCCGCCTAAGGGTTGGCGAATTAATCCTTGTTTGGTAAGGATACCTCTGATTTTAGGTAATCAGTGACCTCTGATTTATAGTAATCAGAATACTTCTGCTGCCAAATCTATATATGACAGAGCTAATTCAGAATCCTAGTCTAATGATTATTCTATTAAACTAACAACATGCTCACCCATTCTCACTTTTAGTTCAAATTCAACGCTCTCATAATCATACTCTGATTTATGATAAGACAAATAATGCATTTCATTATTGTCCTTGAGATTATCAAAACGTGATTTGGATGGTGTCCAATGTTAAAGGTTCCTTTTTCTATAAGCAATATATCGTCTCATTACTGGGTATTTATAACCATAAGATTCTATCGAGGTGGTTATAGCCCAATTATACTCATGCTCTGATATATGCTTCCCAATTCGGTTAGTGTCATTTCCTCCTATCATTACTCTATTAACCTGACGATTTAAAATGACACGACCGGATGCTCTGTCTACAAAGCCATATTTGGATAGGAAGTCAATTTTCGTCTCTGAAATATTAAAGATTTTTCCTACTTAACCTAATCCATGCGTTATTTAATCCTGTAAAATAGCTTCGTGTATATAGACTCTTTAGTAATACTTCTCATATTTTTAAACTTAAGAGCGCTCTATAAAAATTAACATATCGTCACCAGCGGCATGAATTTTCAAATCAGTTTCAGGAATGCCTGCTATGAACGCTATATATTAAGCATAACTTAAAACTCTTAAAGTATTACCCAAAGTTGTTCTCGTTGGATGTCCTGAAAATACTGTCCCGTTCATCAATCCTGACAATATAGTCGTTCTCTTTTTAGAAGTACAATCATTAATTTTAAATTTAAGCTTTATATCTGTAATAGCTTTGAACAATCTTTCTTTCAGAACATCATTAAATGGTAAATCAACACAATCTGACCACGCTCTATCATATAAATTTTCAATAAATGGGGTATCCACACACTCGATTAACTTCCCATACTGATGAGCATCATGTTAACTTCCATCCCAAGTCATGATTACTGGATCCTTAAGACTAGCCCATGAGTCTTATAAATAATACTATAAATCGCTAGTATTATAACCAACCATGAATCCAGGTACATGCTGACGGCAATAATCTAAAAACCACTATCCTATGTAACTACCTAATGCTTTTAATTCTTCAGATGGATTAAATAAATTTCTGGGTTTTACATCTGAATCATATTTAAGTTCATTAGTTTTTTGCATACACTCCATAATCATTGGAATGTCCATGTTAGTTGTGGCTT